CAGCATCTTTAGCTTTTTTATCTTTTTTGGTTTCTTCTTTACGTTTACTAGTAGAAGAAGTTACTGGACTATCTTGTGCTATCTGTCTATCAACAGCTTCTGCTTTAGCTATCTTTGTTTTTGCATCTCGTTTAGCTGTAGCTGCATCAATATCCTTTTGTAGATTAAGTTCTTTTTGTGCTGCTTCTTTTTCTGCTGCTTTACGATTTAATTCCTCAACTACAAGTGCTGTTCCTAATGCAATAACAGGAGCAGCAGGAGCAACTGTACTTATAGTTTTTCCTGCTCTTTGCTGTGCTTTTGTAGCACTACGTAGTTGTCCAGTTTTCGGATTTCTTACAGCCATACCAGAACCACCGGGAGGGGTTTTAACGCCCTTTCCTCGTGCAACAGCCGCAATATTAGCTGCTGAAGTTTTTACTTTACTAGCAACTGTTGGCTTAGTCTTAGCAGCAGCAGCAGCTTTCTTCTTAGCAGCAGCAGCAGCTTTCTTCTTAGCAGCAGCAGCAGCTTTCTTCTTAGCAGCAGCAGCAGCAGCAGCAGCAGCTTGTCGTTGAGAACTACGCTGGGCCTCATCAGCTAATTTTCTTTGCGCTTCTGAAACAGGTTTCTTAGGGCTGGGAGAAGAAGTTTTTACAATTTTAGGAGTTTTCTTAGAAGTTTTCTTAGGAGTTTTCTTAGGAGTTTTCTTAACTTTATTTTTAGCCGCTTTCCTAGCGGCAGCGTTAGCTCTCTTTATCGCAGCTTGACTTGCTGCTGATTTCAATGCGTTTTCACCGCCTTTGACGAACAACGCTTTTGCTGCTCCAGTGAGAAATTTTGCTGCACCTGCAATTAATCCAACCATTTTTCCTGCTCCTATTGTATAAGATGCTATTTCTAAGCCTAACTCTGTTAGATCAGCAGCTTTTTGTTTATCTTTTTGGGTTACTCGTTTGTGTCGTTCGTTAGGTCCAACTACAGAACCGGGGATACGTTGTAAACGTCCCGCATGTTCTACAGTTTCTTCTTGTCTTCCAAAACGTCTACTAGCTTCTCTTCGTTGTCCGGCAGTAGATGGCCGTTCTTTTCTATGATTATACGGGCCTTCCTGCGCTCTTTCAACTGCTCTTTGAGCATCTAATAGTTTTTTTAAAAGTTTCGGTTCTTCTTTTGTATTTTTTCCTTTTTGATATGCTTTATCAGCATCATCAAAAGCGATAGTAAGCTTTATAGGTACTTTGCGTTTTTTTGTAGACATATTAATATCCAAAAATTTCGTCTTGTACGACGGGTTTATTTAAATGTGTCATTCCAAAAGGTATGGTGGAAGGACGAGTACTTCGATGGCTCATAAACATATACCTTAAAGCATCATAAGCATGATCTTCAGCCTTTGTATCTACATCTTCACTATTAGTCTTGCTCATTGGTAGTGAAGGAAGAGTACGAATTAAATTAGTACAGGTATTAAATATTCTTAACTTAGGCTGACCATACTCATCTACTAGTAAGCGTCTGTGTACTTCCTGTTTGCCTTGCATTCTATCTGAATTAGAAGGAAGCCAGCGAAGACCTTGTTCAATCATGGTTTGGGCGATACTCTTACCTAATCCCATTTTATTCCAACAAGACCTATCTAAAACAGAAGAAGCAATATTGGGATCATAAGCTTCCAATTCCAAAATTACTTTTGCTAGTTCTTCAGCAGTTAATCTTGTTTGGTATAGCTCTCTATATATCCAAATACAACCGTCCCAATCTATCGCTCCCCATAACACACAAGAAGGAGCGCTAAAACCATAGTCACAAGCACGTATTCTAGTCCAGTTATACGGAATTTCTTCCGGTCCTACTATATGCACTTGTGCATTAAATTCACTAAATACTGCACCTTCAGCAACATTCCAATCACCTTCCAGAAGTCTTTTCCTTTGTACTTCTGGTAGAGACATCAGCATCATCTCGTACTCACCATCCTGCATAAGATAAGGATTATCCGTTAATCGTGCAGGGATAAACTTACGCCTGAATAATGGTTCTCCTGCTCTTTCATGTGTATTACCAAAAACAAGAGTTTTGCCGCTTTCTGTATCGGTAGCAAAGAACGGTTCATCTGGAGGAGCAGGATCAATAAACATCTTTTTAATCCACCAACCACCAACACCACCGGGGTTAGCTGTTGCTCTCATATACGTTTCAATCTCTGGATCGGTAGTACGAAGACGAGAACGAAGATAGTTCCATACAAAGGGCGAAGGGTAATGCCCTAACTCATCTATACCAATCCACGAAAACGCCATTCCTTGATAGCGATACACATCATCATCTTGGTCTACATAACTAAACAGTGCAGTAGCTCCTGATGGAAAAACCCAAGTTTTAATAGATTCTTTAAACTTGGCACCGGGAAATGCACGGGGGTAAACTTGTTTACTTTTGTCTATAAGTTCTGTTAGTTCTGCTAATGTTCTACGAAGTAACAAAGCACGGTGGTTACCGTTATTTGCATACCGTAGTAAATCCATAAGCATCGCAAACGATTTACCACCACCAGCAGCACCACCATATAATACTTCTTTTTCAGGGGCTGCTAGAAAAGAATATTGAGGGCCTTCATTAGGCTCAAAGATAATATCAGATTTTGCTGCTTTTATCTTCTTCTCAATAACGCCTCTAGTTTTCTTCTTGCCATTCTCGTTCTTTATTTCTAGAGATTTTAATTCTCTTTTTTTATTCGAGATTCTTTTTCTAAGCTTGTTTTTTGCTTTTTGTTTTGAACTGTATTGATAGCGTCTTTTAGGTTTTTCCTGTACATCACCCATCTATCGTCATCGCTTTTTCTTTGACTTTCGGAGGTAATAGTACAACTCCATGAATAACTTCTGCTCTAATATCCACTTCTTGCCGTTTGCTTATCCCTACTCTATCTAGAATATCGTTAGCGGCTTTCATACGTATCTCTATTTGACTATTCGGTATAGTACCGTCAGCATCCAACGCTTCCGCAAGCCTATTAACAGACTTAACCGTAGACCCTGCAAGCTGACTTCTTGCACGTTCTACGATCTCATGTTTTACAGAATGCATTAGATTGCTTCTAGAACCTACGTGGTATCCAGCAATATCCATTGCTTCTATAACATTGCCACCATTATCAAACAGAGCATCCAAAAAGGTACTTTGTTTTTTCGTAAGTTCTTTTTTTCTCTTAGCAGGTAGCATCAAACTTTTCTACTTCTATTACGGTTTTTAGACATAATGCTCAGATTACGTCTGCCCCTATTCTTTGGATTACCATCTCTGTGGTGTACATCCATTCCATCGCCTTTAGATACACTGCCAGTTTTAACCATAGCTCGTCTAGACTTGTTCCTATTGGAACGCCTTCTTATCTGATCTTTTTTGCCTTGATAATTGGCGTATTCTTTTACATAGTTTCTAGCCATACAACTTCCTATATTAAAGTAAAAGGACAAACCATGGAAAGCGACTTACGAATAGCGCCTTTTAAGTCCTTTTACACTTCATATTAAACTATATTTAATATAAAGCTCTTTAGCAGCAAAGATAGCCCTCTCTAAGAAAAAGTAAAAGCGAGAGAGTGTGACTTTTTTACTGCACTACCTACTATTATACACCGTTTCACGGATTTGTCAAGTAAAAAATTTATTTTTTTTATAAGTACTTGATTATAAAGGAATCTTTTTTTACGAAAAAACGAGTATTTTCCAAAAAATAAAAAAAGCTTACATGCATAGGTTAAACCATTGATATTAAAAAGGTATTTTTGAGCATGTAAGAAATTATTAAAAATGAGAAAATCCTTAATTTTTGTTAAAAATAAAAAACAACAAAATCAACATGTTACGATTAAATAAAAAATAAAGCTTGACAAATCGGTGAGAAGCTGTATAATGTAAGTATACCCCCCTCCCCCCTTCTATACCTACTACTACAACAACAACAGTAGTCTTATGCCTCCTTATGATATAGAATAGATTTACATATGTCCTCTTTATGATATAGAATAGATTTACATATGTCCTCTTTATGATATAGAATAGATTTACATATGTCCTCTTTATGATATAGAATAGATTTACAAGGTGTTAATTCTTGTTGTTTGTAGTAAAAGATATAAAATAGAGCACTTTTATAAGTCATTGATTTTATTGTGTTTTTCATATTACCTTAAAATTACAAAAAATTGAGCATGTGGGCATATATAATACCCCCCTCCCCCCACTGTCCCTTTCCCTCCCCTCCTTATTGCTTACCATTTTTCTTTTTCTTTCCTGTTTAGAATAGTTCTAGAATATCCTGTTTAGAATAGTTCTAGAATACAGGCGGCCTATATATATTATTTTTTCCTAATATAAATATTCGTTTATTGCGTTGGGATACTTTAGAATAATTCTAGAATATAATATTGTATCATATGAAACGATACCCGCATGGCCGATAGGCTTTTAATATGGCAGCATGGCGCCCAATTTTTTATCCCTACCCTTCCCCTATACATCAAGATATCTTTATATATCAATAAGCTATTGTTAATTTGCCGGCAATTCGGCGCCCGAATTAATTCGCATAACGCTGCATTTTTTCCATTGCAAAGGGTTGCAATCGTCCCCATATGTATAGCACGACCTGCAACATCTATGAAAAAAGAGGAACATCTAATGACCAAAACAGAATATACTCATCCCGGCATGACAGCCGCAGAACTAGAAAACCGCGTACGGGAATTGCTGGCGGAAGCGGAAGCGGCAATCGCCGCCGGCAAAAAGGCAGCCGCGAATTCGATGCACATGGAGCGAGGTGTTTGGGTGCGCGACGATAAACATGTGCGCACCCGCAACGCCTGTCGCGGCTGGCTCAAAGATCACGGGATCAAAGACGAGGAGAAAGGGTAACACAATGACTAGCAAAGAAAAAGCGAACAGATACGCGGTGAAACACAATCTGCGAAGCCGCAAAATTGCTAAACTATGGGCAATTTGCGGGCAGAGCCGCGCAGAAAAGGCTAAATTGAAAGGGAAAACCAATGTCAAATAAAGCAAAGCGGCAGCAATTCGATGATACCGCAAAAGATAGGCTCACCGCATTAATCCGTGACGGTATGCAAACCGCGCTAGATAATGGTGAACGTTGGCACGCTGGATATATAGCAAGCAATAGCGGTTTAGCGTATAGTCTAAACACAGGCAAACCATACCTAAACAACAACCAATTGTATATGCTGCTATTTTATGGTGGCGGTCCTTGTGCTACTTATCCCGCATGGAAAAAGATAGGCGCGCAAGTAAGAGAAGGCGAAAAAGCAACAACACTTGTCCATGTTGGTACAGCTAAGAAAAGAGAACTAGACGAGAACGGCAACGAACAATTCTATACAAAATTCAGTTATTTTAATACGTTCCACTATAGTCAGGTTGATGGATATGAATATCAGCCGGAACAAGGTAGCAATGATTTTGTACCAATAGAAGCGGCGCAAAAGATTATAGATGCAAGCGGCGCAAACATATCGCATGGCTCTAGTGGCGCGTTTTTTAGTGATAAAAACGATAGTATAGCGGTGCCGTTCCAGTCTGATTTTGAAAGCGCCGAATTGTATTATGGGACAATGTTCCATGAACTAATTCACTGGACAGGCGCGGAACATAGATTAAACCGCCCTAACGTTGCCACATATTTTGATGACGTAAAGAATAGGGCAAGGGAGGAATTGACCGCCGAATTGGGAGCGGCCTATCTAAGCGCCTACGTTGGCATTGAAACAAC